GGTTTCTTGACCGTCTCGGCGAACTTCTCATACGACTTGTGCATCTTCTCGAACGCCTCGACGACTTTCGCGCGCGCTTCTTGCGCTTCTTTGATGACGTGCGCGAACGCCGAGTGCGACTCTTTCTCGATGCCTTCAAACGTCTCTTTGTACGCGCGCCCCATCACGGCGTTGATCGTCTTCGCAGTCGCGCCTTGTTTCTTCATCAAGTCTTCGAGCGACTTGAACGACTTGAGCAACTCGGGCGTGACCTTGCCTCCGAGGAGGACATCGAACGTGACATCAGCGGGCGCGGCCATGGCGAGGAACGTCGTCGGGTTCTAGCAGTTCATTGAGGGCAGTGCACCAGTCGAGCATCTCGTCGATCGGGAGATCGAGCCAGAACTCGATCGACGGGGCGAAGTGTCCGAGGGACAAATAAATCTTGCGCAGTTCATCGGCCGGATCGCGATCGGGCTCTACTCCGTCGACTGTCGTGTTGCACCCGAATATTGAAAAACGCGCGCCTCAGTGAAGAGATTCGGCAACTCTTCAGGGTCGATCTTGTACAGGTCTTCCGGGGCGAACTTGTTGCACTTCGCGATCACAAGGGAGAGGTAGCCTTCTTCCATGTATCTGTGCAGCGGGTTCGCCGTGCGGGCCTCTTCTGGGTACTTGCGTTTCCAGTCGCGCAAGATCTCGAACCACTCGCGCCCGCCGATCACGCCTTTCGAGTTGATTCTGATCGTGTAGAGTTCGCGCCCTTCGACGTTAATCGGCTTCGTCAGGTAGTAGAAATTCGGATCACGCACTTCTGCACCCTTGACGACTTCAAAATTCGCGTCAGTGGCGTCGCTAGGCGACTCTGTGGGGAGTTTTTCAGCTTCTGCCATATACCACAGAGGTACTCGCCCTGCGACGCGTCAGACGCGATTGTCGAGCGCCCTCGTCTGTTCTGCGATCTCGATGAACTTGTCGATCGTCTCTGACGCCGCTTTCAAGCCCGCGATGTAGCCGTCCCAATAATCGCGCGGCGATGCGCGTTTCGTGAGTTTCACGATATGCTCAGCGGGCGACTGGCTGAAGAACTCTTCTTTCGAGACTTCTTTTCCTTCTTGCATGAAAAGAATTGGCGTCGAGGGGAGGGTCACCCCTCCCAGGAGCCCGTTCACGCTGCGGGTACCTACACAGCAGATACGCTCTCTTGTCTCGACACGTTAAGTATTTGCGCGCGTCTTCGCGTTCAAGTCAACGCCGTTTATGATGCAGACGTTGCCGGGCTGGTCGACTTCCCAGTATTTGACGCCGCCCCACAAGAGGGCCATGTACGTCAGATCGAAGCCGACGACGACCCCGCCTTTCGCACTCGTCTCGCGTTTGCCGAGATTGAAGCCTTGCGTCCACGCCATCATGATAATTTCCTCAGGATCTTCAGTGAGTTTGCCTGTCGACGTGTCGGCCCCGTAAATTGACGACAGACACCTGATCGACTGACCACCGCCCGTGAAGAGTTGCAGCGCGTACGGCTGCACAGTGTGAAACGTGATCTGGCACTCTAACGGCTGCGCGTTCCCCTCGATGCCGAGGTTCGACTCGCCCGCCCACGACGCTCCGCGGACTGTGTCTTTCACCCATTGCAGGTGCGGCAGCGTGATGTCTGACACGCCGATCTCGACGCCGCCGGGCCCGTAGACGTTGAAGTTCTTGACTGAGTAGGGATATACCGGCATACGCTAAGAAATACTTGGGATTGTGATCTGCGAGATCCACTGCGCGAGACCGTTCACGTCGTACGACTGCTCGACGACAAGGAGCCTGATCGGGGTTGGCGGCGTCCACAGAACTGTGTACGTGTACTTGCCCGCTTCGATGTCGGTCACGAGGTTCTTCGAAGGATCGAAAATCACGCGCGCAGTGTTTGCGGCCTGGATCGCGACGAGATGGTTGCAGTACTGCTGGATTGTCTCGCCGATCAGGGCTAAATATCTGTTGTTGCCCGGCTCGTCGATGAACTGCTTCAATGTCAGGCTGAGCGTGTTACCTAAGAAATTGAACATGTGGCGCTCGTTCGTCCACATTTGCGGTATCTGCGTCGAGAGCGGATAATCTGTCGTGTAGTCGCCGATCACGGTCCAGCCCGTGTCGTTGACCGCGGTGACGACGCCCATGTTCTCGATCGACGTCGCGGTGCCCAAGTCCATGCGCACAGGGGTGCCGTCAATCAAGACGATGCCAGTCAAGCCGACGTTGTGTTTGTTCGACGGGACCGCATATGGGACGTTGCCGAACTGCGCGCAAGTCACGTTCTGCGCGACTGCGTAGACGACACTGAAATCATAGTGCTTGTCGCCAAGAATGACGCGCGGCCAGCCAGCAATCGCGAACGCACTGACGAAGTTGTTCGAGTTCTTCCACGCGTTGATCTGCGTCCAGTACTTGACTGCACTCGTGTCGATGTCGCAGCAGTACACGGCCCTGAACTGGTTGTTCGAGATCGATTGCACTTGCGCGTTCGCGGCACTGAACAACATCGGGTCACTGCCGTAGCCGGGGCAGACGAGTTGCGCCGGGACGACCTCGGTGTCGGTGTAGCAGTGCTGGATGTTCTCGATGCCGAGAGGCTCGCCGTTCGAACCGACCCCGCCGATGATCGTGTCAACAGTGACCGACGCAAAGTTCGGCGTATGGTACGAGACAGTGAAACTCGTCTCTGCCGCTGCGGGCGACGTCGCGAAAATCTGGATCGTCCCACTCTTCAGTGTCGTGTCGTCGTACGTGAACTCGTAATCGGTCCCTTGCACGTACGTGACAGACGCGCCAGTCAAGATGATCGATTCGATGCAGACTTCATCACTAATTTTGATCTGCTTGTTCGCGTCAGGGGTTGCGCTCGGCAAGTTTTTCGCAGTCGACATCGAGAACGGCTCGAACACGTTGCAGATCACTAGCGGCGACGCGTTGTTCTCGACGAACGCGTAATCGTACAGTTGGCAGAGCGGGTACCCACTGCCGGGCGTCCAGTTCGATGAGTAACCGAGTTGGATCTCCCAGTCGGCTGCACTGTCGCACCTGACATTCTTGTTGACGACCGAGTCGTACGCAGTCGCGCTCCAGCCGAAACCCTTCACTGAGTGCACCGGGGCCATGCCGCACGCATAAATACTTGCCGCATTCGCCTCGACGACTGGCACGACCGTGTCGAGTAAGTCTTTGGCGACAACACCGCGAGGATTCTGCTGGCTCATATGTTACCTAGTGAGTGGCGCGTGGACGATAGAGTCTCAGTTGTTGACGCGGCAAAGTGCGCCCTGTCGGCGGCACTTGCGCGACCTTAGCCTTGCGAAAGAGATCACTGCCGGGCGGCGGGCGCTTCACGAAGATCGCTTCATCGACAAAGAAGTTCGCGAACGCAGAGTTCGCGTCCATCTCTTTTTTGATGAGATCATTCTTCGCAATCGCGTCGCGGCTCTTGAAATACTGGTTCGTGCGCAGACCGAGATCGATGCGGCGAGGCCCCGTGTAGTAGACGACCGTGCTCATTCATAAGAAAGATTTACTTTTCGCACGCACTAGAGCGCGTCGGGCGTCTCAGGCACGACGTTCACGTCTGCGTCGGGCGTCGAGACGTCTTGCCAGCCTGTCTGCCCGCCTTCGATGCCGACTTGAGGCTGTTTGACGACGATACCGAGGGACGCCATCATCGGGGTCGGCGACGACGACCGCAGCCAGAACTGGCACGAGATGCCCCCGACGAAATAGGGGAAAAAATCCTTGAACGAGTCGACGACTTCCATCCAGTGAATCGGGTCGTCAGTCATGATGAAGTTGCCGATCTTGACGAAGTACAGAAGGTGGTGGCAAATGCGCGTCATGATGTTCGAGACGTCCATGTAACCTTGGCGCGACGGGTCGTCGTCCCACGTCATGATCATGATGTTCGCCTCGCACTTGCCTTCGCCCCTCAAGTAAAAGCCTTGCGTCGCGCGCACTGCGATCACGGGCGCCTTGTCTTGCTCGGGCGCTTCGGGCCCTGCGTAGTACGACGGAACAAAGCCTTGCACGACCTGAATCGGCACAGGCACGGCCCCGCGGTCGATCGGACTCTTGAGCCGGTAGTCGACCATCCACTCGCGGATCGACGCAGTGAGGCACCGTTCGAGATCTAATGCGGTTGCCCAGAAGCCTTTGTCGCTCATCGCAGTGGCAAGTTGAGTAGTGGCAACAACAGATAAATCAAGATCAGCGCGAAAATCAAAACGACAATGAACCGCGCGACTTGCGCGAACGGCGTCGGCAATGGCAGATACGACATCGCCCACCAGACGACTGCGAAGATCAGTCCTAAGACGATCACGACGATCAACAAGTGAATAAGGAGAGCGACGCTCATCTTGACTTCCTCTCGTACTTCGCGCGGTTGCCTGTACGCACTTCAGCGACCCAGAATTTCAGCCGCTTTTCAAGCTGCGCGCGCACGTGTGCAGTCATCTCTGGCATGATCTCTGTCGACTCGCGCGCCATGTTCGCGATCGAAAGCCCGGTCTGCGACTGCACAGGGCCGCGCGCCGCAGTCTTGCGTTTGAAAATGCCGAAGCCGTATTTCATGATCGACCCGAACGCTTGCGAGATCGTCGACCGCTGCCCGCGGATCTCCATGAAATCGATCCCAGTGTCGGTGCGCGACGGCAGGAACTGCGCGATCTTGAAGCGCGAGCCTTGAAACCTGATCACACTGAACTCGCCCCGTGTCGTGATCGTGATGCCGCGTTGGATCGGCCCTTGCGAGTCGAACTGGTACCGGGTGAAAATGAACTGCGTCGCCGCCGCTTTGCCACTGCCCGCGACGTCTTTCACTGTGCGCGAGATCGCGAACTGCGCGCCGCCCGGGAACGCCTTGAGCGACTCGGTCGCGGCTTCTAAGCCAGGTAGTGCGATCTCGATCATCTCGATCTGAAGACTTGCAAGTCGACAGTGTAAATCCCGTTCTCAAGCTGCGCACTGTCGATGCGATACTGCACACCGTCGACGTCGACGTACGCGTTCGCCGCAATGCGCGCTTCTTGCGGGACGTCACTCTCGTGAAACACGGTCGTGATCTGGTTGTTCTGCAAGACATAGTTCGTGCCGTGCGAGTGCGTGCGCACGATCTTGTTCTCGTTCGAAATCTGCCAGAGGCAACGCAGATTCACAGTGATCTTGCCTGCGCCTGTGAGTGAGTCTGGGGGGTTTCCAGAGCCGTCGCTGAACGCGAACACGCGCGTGTCAGGATCGACGTCGAGGGCCGTGTCGAGGGCGCCCCCGAGGCCGACGAAGTTATCTGTCACCTCGTTGAACGACATGGTCTTTCAATCGATCGCGTTTCAGCGCGTCAAGAATCGCGCGCAGATTGCGTTTGTCTTTTTCGCGCCTCTCAGTTTGTGACGCCCGAGTTCGTAGAGTAGCAGAAGTTCGACGCATAGCGGTACTTTACATCGACGAACATGTTCGTGATGATTTTTATCTGGGCCTGCGTCGCTGCAGTGTAAATGTCGACGACGATGTCGAGCCCTGCCCATTGGCCGATCATCAACTCGTTGAACTTGCCGAAAATCACTTTGTTCGCGGGCACTTGGTTCGTCGCGATCGCGCGCCGCCCGTTGACAGTGCCGTCGAGGGTGCCTTCCCAGAAAAACATCGGATAGAACGGGCCCGCCGCGTTGCGCGGATCGTTTTTCGCGTACGTTTTCCACGCCGCCTTGACTGCCGGGGTCGTGATGTAGCACGCCGACTCGTCGAGAATGACGTTGCCTTCTTCGACGTTGCCTTCGAACGCGACGACGTTCGACCACGTCGGGTAGTACGGCGGGGTGCCGCCGGTCGGGAACGCGACTGCGATCGCCGTCTTCTTGTAGTCGTACGGCAACGCCGTGTTCGCGGCTGTATTCAAGATTCCGACAGGCTGATTTGTCCCTGTGCCGTTGATCGCGACCGCGTCAATCGCGATCTGGATCACTTGAATCATGTCGTCGCGCACGATGTTGTCGATGTCGAGGCTCGACTGCGCGATCAATTGCTTCGAGTACGTGCACCAGCCGCCGACGCGGTTCGGCGACAGAGTGACAGAGTCCATCGCGAGATCACTCTCGGTGACCGGGGCGACCTCGGTGTTCCACGAGATCGTCGAAGGCGCGTTCTGCCGTGGCATCAAGAGGTTGCCTTGCAGCCCTGAAATGTAGCGGGCCCCAGCCTGCAAGACTGCGGTGCGATTGCGCAAGAGCGGAATCAGCGACGGCTCGACAGTCGTCTGCACGGTGATGCCGCCCGTGTTAGGGGCGGCCCCAGTGACTGACAAGTCGCGCGTCTCGGCGAGGGCCCAGTCGGGCATGAAAAATCCTGTTGGCTCAGTGCGATGCAAACGCGCGATATCTGCACTGACTTCGGCCTCGAAGCCGTCAAAACGGCCTTCGCCAGACTGCGCGCGCAGTTTGTTGCGGATTGCGCGCACGATCGAGTAGCGCGCGCGATCTTTCGGCCCAAAGCCCATGTTCGGGTCTGTCAGAGTCGTGATCGGCTGCGTGCGCGGCACCCTGTTGTCGAGAATATACTTTTGAAACTCGGCGACTGATTTGCCAGTGCGGATAAACTCGAACGTCGCATCGCCCGCTTCCCAGCGCGTGCCGTACTCTTGAATCTCGCGGATGCGCGTCAATTCAAGTTCGCGGATATGCCCGACGTCTTCTCTCTTGACTTCGACGACGACGGGCGGCGGCGGAGGGGTGGCGATGGCGACTGGCGGCGAGCCAGTGAAATTTGTCCCAGGCATGGGGACCGTGCCAGTCGTTGTGTTGATCGTGACGTTTTCAGGCATAGAAAATTCCCGTTCTCCTCCAAGATTTACTTTTGACGGCTCGTTGACGTCGTCGAGTTCGATCATGCGCACTTCGTACGACTCATTGAAGCCGCGCCCGACGCCGACTGTAGG